CAATGAGTCGATCGGCGGCAGGAAGTTCGGAGACATCGACAACAACGGAACCGTCAATGCTGTCGATGCATTGAGAGCCACGCAGTTCAACAGTTATGCGCTGGCGGCCGGAGCCCAGAAGACGTACATCGAGGACGTGATCTCTGGGACGATGATGAGGAACAAGATCAAGTACGCAGACTATTTCTGAAGCAGTGCCCGCGAGGAATGGCGCGATTGGTTTGTTTTGTGTGAGGTGATTGATGGCAACGGCGAATGAAGTGGAGGCTCGGTTGATGACGCACGAAGAAGTTTGCGCGGTGCGCTATGAGGGCATCAATGCCCGGCTCAAACGGCTCGAGACGATCCTGATCGGTAGCGCAGGGTTCATCATCATGCTGCTGCTCGGCCTGGTGCTGAAGGTGAGCTGACGTGATCGAAGTCGCGGTTGTACTCGCCACCGCACAGGCCGCCGTCGCTGGTATCAAGCAAGCGATCCAGCTTGGGCGCGAGGCGCAGGACTGTCTCGGCGACTTCATGAAGTTGTTCGATGCGCAGGATCAGCTGCAAAAGGCGTCGACCGACGAGCGTGCAAAGGCGAAGGACAGCGGCGGTCAGCAGTCCGCGATGAGCGAGGCGCTCGAGACCGTCATCGCAGCCAAGAAGGTTCGCGAGATGACGCAGGAGCTCCGCGAGTTCCTGGTCTGGAGCGGCCAGGCTGATGTCTGGGATGACATCCAGCGCGAGCACAACGCGGTGGTGCAGCGGCGCAAGGCTGCCGAGCTCGCCGCCCAGCGTGAGCGCGAGCGGCTGGCCAAGCAGAAGAAAGAGCGGGCGCTGATCGCGATGGTGCTCGCGACCGGCGGCATCATCATGTACCACTTGGTCAGCTACATCATCAGCGCGTGGCCAGGAGAATGAAGTGGCTAATCTTTTTGATGATCGGAATCACGCTCCTGATGAGCGTGCTAGCGGAGATCTCGCAATGAAGATGACGACGGAAGAGGTGGAGGTGCGGGTCTGGGCGGTGATCGCTCTATCGCTCACCGGCATCCTTGTTGCCAGCGTGATCGGCATCATCCTGGGCGTGCTGTTCGTCGAGCACGACATGGAGCGGATCTCGCCGATCGACACGGCCTTCATGGCCATCCTCAAGGACGTGATGCTTTTGTGTATCGGCGCGGTCGGCGGGATCGTCGGGCGCAAGGGTGCCTACGCCGCGGCCAACATGATAGGCAAGGAGAAGGACGATGCTGCCGCTCGGCCCACTGCTTGAGGTAGGCGGCAAGATCCTCGACAGGGTCTTGCCTGACCCGGAGGCCAAGGCGAGAGCCCAGGCCGAGCTCGCGAAGCTCCACCAGGACGGCGAGCTCGCGAAGATGGCCAACGAGACGAAGCTCTTCGAGCTCGAGCAGAACAATCTGACCGAGCGGCTCAAGGCCGACATGGGAAGCGACAGCTGGCTATCGAAGAACATCAGGCCGATGACGCTGATCGCGATCCTGGCGGGCTACTTCACCTTCGCCATGATGAGCGCGTTCGGCAAGAACACCAACGAGAACTACGTCGAGCTCCTGGGTCAGTGGGGCATGTTGATCATGTCCTTCTACTTTGGCGGCCGCACGCTCGAGAAGATCATCGACATGAAGAAGGGCAAGCAATGAAAGAGAACTTCGAGTCGGCGCTCGCCGCGGTGCTGCACCACGAGGGCGGCTTCGTGAATCACCCCCGCGATCCTGGCGGCATGACCAACCTGGGCGTGACCAAGCGAGTCTGGGAGGAGTGGGTCAAGCACGAGGTCGACGAGGCCACGATGCGTGCGCTCACGCCTGAGGACGTGGCGCCCATGTATAAGGCCAAGTATTGGAACCAGATCTCCGGCGACGATCTGCCGGCAGGCGTCGACTATTGCGTGTTCGATGCGGCCATCAACAGCGGGCCAGGCCGTGCGGCCAAGTGGCTGCAGCAGGTTGTCGGCGTGACTGCTGATGGTTCGATCGGGCCTGGCACGTTGCGGGCTGTCGCGGCCATGCCTGCCCACGAAATCGTGTCCCAATACCAAGCGGTGCGCTTGGATTTCCTGCAGCGCCTGCCGACCTGGGACACATTCGGCAAAGGCTGGGGCCGGCGGGTGACCGAGGTGGCCACCGCAGCCGGCAAGATGACAGACGGGTCAAGCAACCTTGCGTGAGGCGGCCTCGGCCTCACGCTCCTCGGGGGTCAATGCTGCACCCAGCGCCGCCAGCCGCTGGCTGTAGTTCGCCATCAGCGCGGTCTTGCGCACCAGGTCGACACGCTGCAGGAGCTCTTCGTTGCACTCGCGGAGCTCGCGCAGTTTGGTCATCCTGGTGCGAGCCCCTGCCCGGCCTGCCCTGGCCGTCTTGTCTCCCAGCGCATCGTAGGCCTCGGCCCACTCGATCAGCGTCTTGTAGACCGCAAGCGGCGTCTCTTTGCCGGGCACCCAGATCTGGAAGTAACCAGGTGCAGCCTCGGCTGGCGGCTCGCCTGACTCGGCGATGATGGCCTCACGCTCGGCGTCGGCCTCGGCCTGGTCGGCAGCTGCATCATCGGCGGCCTGGTCGGCTGCGAACACCTGCTCGATGACCACCGGGTCGCTGGTCTGCTCGACCAGGGGTGGCGCTGGGATGGCCGGCTTGATCGCGTCCAACGGGTTGCGCGGCGTGATGTCCTTGGCTGGCTGCCGATCGTCGCTCGGATAGTCCTGCGCCTCTTCCGCAGTGATCAGCCCCTTCAGCACGTCAGGGAAGGCGTCCCGCAGGGCGAACCCTCGAGCACGCATCTGCAGCATGCGCTTGGGGTAGGCCTGCCACGGCCCCTGCTTGCCCCACAGGCCGGCCCGCTTGGCGTCCTCGACCGAGAACCTGGCGACCACCGGCATGCGTCCCTTGCGGCGGGCGATGCAGACGGCCACCGGGTTCGGGGTGCCTTCATTCTCAATGTGCTCATCGATGCCCTCGCAGAGCGGCGAGGCCTGCACTAGGGCGAGCGCCGCGTCACCGTAGACGCTGGGCTTGCCGTTGATCACGGCGATGTTCTGCAGCGCCTGCATAGGGGCGAGTCCGATCTCATAGCCCCACTGCACGCAGACCAGGATGTCTGCGGGTTTTCCCTGGTACTGCTTGGGCACCATCGTGCTGGCGGCCAGGTGCTCGCTGAACTGCATGGCCTCGGTGAGAGTGGCGGGTGCGAACCCGCGATGGGTGGTCAGTTGCATGATGCTTCGCCTTCCGGCAGGTATGCCTTGATGGTTTCGAGTACGACCAGGGTGATCGAGTCGACGAGCTCCATCGCTTCGTCTTCCGAGGCCAGGTGCATGGCGTTGATGACTGCCCGCACAGCGCGGGCGTGCGCGTCTTCCAGGCTGGTCAGATCGCGGGAACTCATGGCCGGATCTCCTTGATCGAGAGCGTTGACTGCCGGATGCTGTAGGCCTCCTTCGCCGGAACGGTCTTGGCCGGCACGGCCTTGTATTGACGCATCGGCCATGACACTAGATAGTTGCCGGCCACGGCCTTGTTGGCGTCGCCGATCAGTATCTTGAGTTTCTTCTCTGCCTCGGCGCGGTCGGCCTCGGCCTGGTCGATGCGCACCTTGGCGGCCAGGATCTTCATCGCGAGCTCCTGGGCGCTGTCATCCAGGTAGACGATCGACTCGGGCTCTGACTGCGGGTACATGCGGTCAGCGTCTTTGCTCGACTGCGGCGGGTAGAAGTCGACCGCACCGGTCTCCTTCCAGTGCAACAGCCGGTGCTGGAAGTCATCGCAGGCAGATCGGATCGCGCCCAGCGTCTGCTCATGCGGAGCAAACAGGAACAGCCGGAGCTCGGTGCCTTGGTAGAGCGTGGCGATGCAGCCCCACTTCGCGCCCAGGATGGCCATCTGCGCCTGCAGCTGGATCGGGCCGCGCCAGAGCGGCGGCATGTCTTCTGCGGGCTGGCTGGTGAGTTTGGCCTCAAGCACGCCCAGGCCGTCCAGCTGGATGCTGTCCTGGCCGACGACGTAGATGCCGGCGTCCGGATCAGTGTGCAGCACTTGTCCGCGGCCATCGGCGCTGCCGTCCAGACTGCAGGCCAGCGGGAAGTCGCGGTGAAAGAATGGCTCAGGGTGCTCGGTGATCAGGTCGGTGAGCTCGAGCCGGCGGGCAGCCTCACGCAGGATGATGGGCTCCAACTGGTTGCCCCAGGCCATCGCTTCGTTGCCGATGTCGGGCCAGTCTTCGCCGCGCAGGGCGCTGATCGTGGCGGTGAGCTCATCGTTGGGGCTGCGATACTTCGACAGACCCATGAGCGCCGGCAGCCGGCTGGCTGACATCATCGTATTCGGAGTGACTTTACTGACCATCGGAGGTCTCCTTCAGGGCGTAGACGCGGATCACTCGAGCGTGAGCCGCAGGGTGAAGCGCCTCGGTGTAGCCGATGGCGCGGAACAGGGAGCAGCGGAACACCGCTCCCAGGACTGACGGGTGGATGCCAGGCGGCAGATCGATGCTGGCCCGGATGTCGTTGATGCTGACGATCCCTCGCTTGCGGGCGATCGTTACGGCTTGTTGCCGGCAGCGTTCCAGGAGATCAGCGTGCGAGACACTGAAGAGCGCAAGCTGTTGCTCGCGGAGCTCGCGCCCGGTGGTGGTCTGTTGCATGACGGCCTCCTACAGCGTGAACGCAAAGACCAGGTACGCAGCAATGGCCGTGACCCAAGCAATCGCCCAGGCGATCCGGCCGCCGTTGCGGGCAGGTTTGGCGAGCAGGTGGGCCTGGATGAAGAGTTCCTCATCGGTGATCGATGAGCGAGGGCGGGGCTCCCAGCGGGTGCCGATCGGCACCTTCG